CAGAATATCGAATGTGGTACCATTAGATGTTGATATTGCTTCACCACATTATGAAACTGCAATTGGTTATGGTAAAATTATTATGTATATTGTGAATCAAACCGATAATATACAGAACAATTCACCCATGATTGGTAGTTTTTCTAGTCTTTTTGTTGCAAATACATTATCGGATCACTCAAACACATTCCTTTCAATATCAAATGTTTACTTGGGTTCATTTGTCGGCAACGTTTCTTCATTGAGTTTGACGGATGCAAATGAATTTTCAAATGCTGCAAATCAAGTTTCAAGTACGATGACGACATATCGACAAAAAGACTTTAATTTCTTTGCAAATTCACAAATGATTGTGGATAGGTATAATAAAGTTAGTGAATTCAATAGGATTGGTCAGACAGAACTGTTCCTGATCAATGATTACATCGGAACACCAAATCTGAAGAACAATTTGGCAAATACTGTTAACCCACCCTAAAATTTCGAAATTTTTCGTTCCGGCCCAAGAATTTTCTCCGACGAAACCAAAAGTCCAAAAAAGCGATTTACTTTTCGCACATAAATAAAAGATGGCACAAACACTAAACAAAATATATTCGGACATAGATTTCACCTTCACCAGAGTACCGGTGACAGGTGATGTTGCCGTTAGTTATGATTTTCAAGCTGTTACACGTTCCGTCAGAAATCTATTACGAACAAATAACTACGATAGACCCTTTAATCCTGATCTAGGTTCAAGATTGAACGCATTATTGTTCGAACCAATGAATCCTTTGACGGAAAACAGTATAGAAAATGAAATTGCTCAAATGATTCAGGCATATGAGCCTAGAGTAATTTTGCAAAAAGTGAATGTGGAAGCAAATGACGCTCTCAATACCTACAATGTGACAATAAGTTTTTTCCTACAAAATGCTACCACACCAACATCAATAACAATCCTTTTAGAGAGAAACCGATAAATGGCTGGAGCAAATAGTAATATTCAGATAACAGACTTGGATTTTAATGATATTAAGACCAATCTGAGGAACTTCTTAAAGTCACAAGATGCTTTAAAAGACTATAATTTTGAAGGTTCAGCACTCTCTGTACTATTGGACATTCTTTCATACAATACGCAATACAATGCATATTATTTGAACATGGTTGCAAATGAGATGTTCTTGGATTCTGCAATTCAGAGAGAATCTGTCGTTTCTTTGGCCAAACTCTTAAATTATACACCAAAATCAGCAATTGCACCAGAAGCCACAATTAATGTTCTTGTCAACCAAGTCACAGACGCATCACTAACGTTACCAAAAAGCACACCATTCTTATCTGAAAATATCGATGGTGTCAACTATAGTTTTGTGACAACAGACTCCTCGACTGTTGCGGTTTCTAATCAGCAAGCACTCTTTTCAAATGTATTAATAAAACAAGGTATTGTTACATCAATATCATATCAGGTCGATTCGACTACAAATCCAACCTATACATTCTCTATTCCCGATGAGAATGTCGATACTACGACACTTTTGGTGTCAGTACAACAGTCCGTTTCAAACACAACATACGAAATCTTTACAAAAGCATCAGATGTTTTACTGTTAACAGGCGATTCAACAGTTTACTTCTTGCAAGAGAGTGTCGATGGTTTATATGAAATCAATTTTGGTGATGGTATATTGGGTAAAAAACTTGTTGATGGCAACATTGTCAATTTAAGTTACTTGATCACAAACGGTTCGGCTTCCGCTGGTGCAAACAGTTTCATCAATATGGATGCAATTGGAGGATTCTCCAACATTGTTGTTTCATCAGTGCAATCAGCATCTTATGGACAAAATAAAGAATCTATAAATTCTATAAAGTTTCAGGCACCAAAGTCTTTCTCTGCACAGAAACGTGCGGTAACTAAAGAAGATTACATTACGGCAATTCAACAGAACAATTTAGGTTATTCTTTTGATGCTGTCAACGTTTGGGGTGGCCAAGAAAATGATGTACCAATTTATGGACAAGTTTTCATTTCATTGAAACCAGCAGGTTCTTACAACTTAACACAATTACAGAAACAGAAGTTGATTCAAGATGTGATTAAACCAATTTCTGTGTTAACAGTTTCTCCCACAATTGTGGACCCAGATTATAGTTACTTGCAACTGACTATAAATGTACTGTATGATCCAACTAAAACAAATTTAACAGCTTCACAAATCAAAACAAATGTGAAGAATGCGGTTACAAATTTGGCAGCAAGTCAGTTGAACACTTTCAATTCGACATTTAATATTACGAACTTCAATAATGTGGTAAACAATGTCAGTCCATCAATTATCACAAACGAAATAAGTTTACAAGTACAGAAGAAATTCTTCCCAATTTTGACTATACCAACAACATACAATCTCTATTACGGAACAACACTCAAGAGAGGTATGTTCCAGAGTGGAATTAGTACATCACCATCATTACAGTTTAGAGATCCAGACAATTTATCATCGATCATTAGTGGTGTACAGATTGAAGAGGTACCATCGTCAACTGGTGGTGTTGAATCGATTTCGATTATCAATCCAGGTTTTGGTTATCAAAGTGCACCAACAGTCGAAATTCTTGGTGACGGAGTTGGCGCAACAGCAGAGGCTGTAATTGCTGCCACTGGTTCATTAAAGTCCATCAATGTAACCAACAAAGGTTCTGGTTATACAAGTGCGATTGTTAAGATTACACCAAAGTCAAATGATACGACAGGTCAATTAGGAGCTGCGACTGTAAACCTTGAAGGTCGTTATGGTACACTAAGATCATTCTACAATAACAATGAGAACGTGAAGATCATATTGAATGGTTCTGTTGGTACTGTTGATTACAACTTGGGTGTCATCACACTCGAAAACTTTAATCCTTATGGTGTACAGAATGATCTTGGTCAGCTAACAGTTTCTGCAAATCCAACAACATCGATCATCTCATCAACTTATAATAGGATCATTACAGTAGATCCATTTGATCCGAATTCGATTATTGTTAACGTAAATACTAAGTAAAATGATTCCTGATTTCCAGAAAACTTCTTTACTGATACCATCTCAACTTCCCTCTTTTGTTAGGGAAAATCCAGACTATGACAAGTTCGTTACGTTCTTGCAAGCATACTATGAATGGATGGAAGTCAATGGTAATGTCACCGAGAGAAGTAAAAACATTCTCAATTATAAAGACATTGACAGAACGACAGAGGAATTTTTAGAATATTTCACGGATGAGTTCCTTCAATATTTTCCACAAGAAGTTCTAATTGACAAAAGAACTGCTGTAAAATATGCTCGTCAATTGTACTACACAAAAGGTACACCAGCATCTTATCAATTCTTATTCAGAATCTTATATGATTCCGATTTTGAAATTTTCTATACAAAAGATGCAGTTCTGAAAGCTTCTGATGGTTCTTGGTACGTTGCAAGAAGTTTAAAACTGGCTACAGGTAACACAAATTTCTTGAAGGTGAATAACTATAGACTGTTTGGTGAAACAACAAAGTCTATTGCAACGATTGAAAATGCAACATCAACAGGTAACAGAGTTGAAGTCTTTATTTCTGACATTACAAGATTGTTTCAGTCGGGCGAATTCGTTAGAGTAGTTGATACAAACAACCAAGATGTTCTATTTGGTGGGCAACCACTCAGAGCAAAAATTGTGGGTCAGATCAGCCAAATAAAAATTGATCCAAACAGAAGAGGTTTACTGTATCAAACTGGTGATCCAGTAGTCATTTATGGTGGTTTAAACTCTGCAAACGGACTTGGTGCAGTTGCAACGGTTGGAACAACAACCTCTGGATCAGTTCAACGTATAAATGTTGTTGATGGAAGTTATGGATTCAGATCAGATCCAAACACAATTATTTCCATTTCAAACGCACCAGGTGCAACTGCTATCGTTGCATCTATAGATCCAGACGCAACAAAAACCGCAAACGTTACTTTATTATCTATAGAGTCCATTTCTCCAAAAAGTCTCATAACAATTGGTAATACCAATTACGGTTTCACCAATGTGGCTTCCGCAAATGCAAATACCAGATTGTCTGATGCATTTACATTCAGCCAGTTTTCTGCATATCCAATATCATCCATTATTGTTACAAATGGTGGTGGTGGAATCAGAAATATTCCAACAGTTCAAGCAACATCTTTATATCAGAATGATATAGGTGACTCAATTGATCTAGGTAATTTGGGCATACTTTCACCAATTCAAATTGTAAGTGGTGGCCACGGATATCAAGCGAACGATCAAATTGTTTTCACTGGTGGATCAGGTGTTGGTGCTCGAGCAAATGTGGTGGCTGTTTCTAACACCGGCGCGATCACAGATGTTGAATATGTCTATGGTCCCGTAAGAGATTATCCACTTGGTGGTTTAGGTTACTCAGAATTATTTTTACCAACAGTAACTGTACAATCAGCCAATGCACAAGCTGCGAATGCGAGTTTGGTTGTTCCTGGTGTACTTGGTAGAGGTGCAACATTCTCCGTCGTAACAGATAGAACCGGTGCAGTCTCAACAATTAACATTAGTAATCCTGGTGAAGATTATATTTCTGCACCTGGCATCTCTTTAAAGGTTGAGGACATTTTAGTTTCTAATGTTGCACCAGCATTAATAGAAAATGGAGATGTTATTTTCCAAGGAGTTGATGCCAACAACTCATCATATTTGGCATACATAGATTCATTTTCTGTATATCAATTCAATAATGATCCTGCACAAACAGTATACAACCTGCGTGTCTATAACTACAATTCGACACCAAATACTGCATTACCATTGAGAACCGAAAACAATGTTAATTTAGAAATGGTTGGTGCTGCACTAGATTCCAACTACAATTCTAGTGGCGTAAGAATATATGGTGACGGTAACGCAAGAGCTAATGCATTGTTCTTGAACGGGCTGGTTGTCAGTCAAGGACAATACCTGAACTCAAGAGGCAAACCAAGTTCTTCTGACGTATTGCAAAGTAAAATATATAACAACTTCACTTACATAATTAGTGTTGAAAAAGAAATCGAAAAGTATAGAGAAATATTACTGAATCTCTTACACCCAACTGGAATGAATTTCTTAGGTCGTTATGTGTTGAGATCGAATACCGATTTTCAACTCGACACCTACAGTGCGGTGTTCCAAGGTTATCCACTGGATTACTACACGGGATATACTGGTACACACGCCCACATTTATACCAGTTTCACAAATGGTAGCAACAACATAATTTACTTTGATGATCTGGCTGGTGCAAACATTGCTAACATCGTATTTGCAAATACAGACACAATTGTTTTGAAACCAACAAATGGTCCATATGTATCATCAAAAGTTATTTCGGTTAATGGTGCAGCCAACACTGTAACAGTTGAAAGTAATGTTTGGTTGACATATGCGAATGTTGCATTCGTGTCTGGTAATTCCGGTTCTAATGTCATAAATATTACATCATTGACTAACGCTTACAACATTGTAAACAATGGTCAGTACAGCAACACAGC